GCTGTAACCCGCCCTGGAAGGGCTCCCTACTAGAGTTTCGGTAGGGACTCGACATTGGCTATGAATTATAAAGCCAAAGTGGAGTGCAAACTGGCTCGCGCCAGGTTGTCCAACTCGTGCGGTACCGGACGGATCCGGCGTCCTTCTCCGAAAAGACCAATGCATTATGGTTGCCGCTTTGGCGCGCCTCCTTCAATAACTCTTCTACAGATTTGGCGTTTCCGCCGGGCCTGTGTAAAGTTAGGTAGTAGGCACCATATGGTCTAGAACGTTTCTTCAACCTCTTCGGCTTATACGACTGATATTGCAAGTCGTAGTACCGATTTTGGTTGTCGCACGTCCTATTGTATCGGAGGAGCTTGTTCTCATAGCAAGTACTTGGAGTAACCCAAACACCACTACACGCGTCCTCATTATAAGGAACTTGTAATAACCTTGCCTTCTGGATGAAGGAATCTAGGTAACGCATAGTTTCGCTGTGAGGTCCCATTCGACTCCGCATACTGTTTATCACTAAACAGATATGGGGTTTCAGCCTGGGAACAGTACGCATGTAAAAGGGTGTAACATCACAACCTTTCACGAAATACGCTCCACAGGATTCTCGGAAGAACCCAGTGTGAAACGATTTCTCTGCGTTCGGCGTAAAGCCAAGGAACCGCAGCAACTCGTAAAGCCTCGGAACGAGAGATGATTTGATAATGATATCATCCCCATACACGGAAGCTTCTGTGTCGCCAACGGCTCTACAACAAGCAAGGAAAATCAACGTTTCAATCGGAAAAGTAGCTCCGTTCCCCATTGAGGAGAACTTTGCATATTTAACTCGGAAGGGCGCAACGCCCGTCTTAGAGCTACCGTTACACTTCCCAAACGGGGTCCGTAGGCGTGTGAGCATTTCTGCCCACTCCTCCGGGAATAATCCCCAAATTAGGTTGTAAGCAACGGTGTCCGATGCCATGCTTAGGTCTACTGTGGCTAATTCACCACTTATAGAACCTTCGCGGCACAAACGTTGATTCGTGGATTGATCACGGAGATCAATTCCCACACTGCACAGTTTCCTTTTGAGAAACTTATCACATGCTAACTGAAAGGGCATATTGCCTTCCGGCTCGCATGCAATGGTGCGATGGGTTTTCCACGACTTTGGCACAAACTCTATACGATTAACGTTCGTTATACGTTCCTTACGCTTCAGAAGAAGCCAAGGGTCCATATAAAGAAGCAGTGCATCTTTTAAAGGCGCACAGCCCGGAGTTACCGGCGAATTTAGGCGAACTTTCCCACTTGCGTGAGATTGCCGTCTGGAACGTACGGAGGTAGCACCGTTAGTGACCCCAACCAAGTCCGGTATCCGAGTGGTAAACTCGTCTACTGGACCTAGGGTCTTGGCAATAAAGCCACGGATGTTATGGCATAAGTCGACCATGGCCGCTGCCCTTGGGTTGCGTATCTCTACGCCATCCCTCAGGTAGTGGTCTAGTCGCTTATTAGTGATCCTGCAGATCTTTTCAGCTCGATGGAATGAGCTTACGGCCTTTTGGGCCGCTGCAATTGCACTTGTAAAGGCATCATTTTTCTTAAAGAATGCCTCTAGCTGTAACATCGCACTAACTATTTCGACATCTGCGAAGCTAATGTCGATTAAGGTGCTACATTCAGATAGCTGCTGGTAGTTCCGCGAACGGATCCAACCGTGGAGGAGATTATAAAGCTCCTCCCCAACTATTGGACGATTATCGTTGAGATAGTGTTTGGCAACACGCCAAACGTCTAAATGTGGTAAGGACATCGCGCCCCTCCTCTTTCAAAGTTAAAGTTACTTGGATTTCTTCCGAGTGCTTCTATACAGGTCCACGAGCCGACTAACTAGCTCGCAAAGCAACTGCTTGATTAAATCTGGTGTAAACACCGGACTAACCAACCAGTAGCTTCTGACCGCTTACAACCTCATCAAACTCGTCGCTAGCGACGAATTCTCTGAAGAGGGCCTTGCTATCCGTAATATCGGTAGACAAGGCATTAGCGGGCCGGCGTATAGAGACTTCGAAAACGATTCGTCCACTCAGTAACGCTCCGTCAGCATCCTCAGTCCCGAATATGACACTAACCGTGTCTTCCGCCGAAGCGGTCGGGTTCACTGCATGCTTCCGCTTCTGTTTCATCAGTTGCGGTTTAGCTAGGGTGTGGGCGGTAGTTGCGTAAGTACGAATATTTCCATCTTGGGAATACTCTTCGAGTGTGGTAGTCATTGCTGCCATGATATTAACCTCCAGGTTAATTAGTTGAGTTAGAGCCGTTGACCAATCAGGGACGTCAGTGTTTGAAGCTGACTTATTCTGATACGGTTGTTTTGGCCCGTGGAAAGTTTAAGATTTACCCCCGAGTGGGGCTTCCTTATTGTTACTTTCGTCTTGACGGTGGCTTCATACGAAGCCTTTGCTACTGAATAGTAGCCGCCGGACGTGGTTTTCGGATTGACCCAGTCAGTATACTCGTTCTGAGTATGTTCTATCTGGAACCCGATAGCCGCATAGTGTTTCGAAGCATACATCAAGAATGATGTCTGCTCGATCCATTGTCCGACGTTCAAGACCCAGTCGACCACGAATGAGAGCTTTGTACGCTCCCATGCCGTGGCGGCCGGGTTGAACGAAAGTTCTGGAACTGAGATATCAGCGACGATACTGGCGCGAGCAGAAATGCTCCAGCTACTTCGTCTTGATATGCCCCCTGTACACGTCTGGTAATTCCAGGTGAAGACATTCTCGGAATTTGAACTTCCCGAAAAGCCTATACCAACGCGCTCCTTGTATCTTTCCATTTCTCGACCAGTACCCTGAAGGATACCGGTTAGCTGTTGGAGCTCACGAATGAGCGGCCTCCAGCCATAACTAAACTCCAGGAAGACGTCAGCCCACAGCGATTTTAAATTACCGCGTAAGGCTTCCGTCTTAAGGAATTTTATGATACGAGAACAGATAGATGCAACGAGTTGGGCCGACTTCCGCAGTTCAACTGTGAAAGTCAGTGCATCAAAAGCGTTGCTTTGGATGCGGGCTGCAGCGGCATTAACGAGATCTTGATAATTCATATCAAGATCATCAACTAGCGACGAAACATCATCCTCATTAGTCATGAGGGTGTCCCAGTCACGACCATGACAATATAGAGAGTCATAGTAGTAACGATACTGGTCGGAATTAGTGTTACTATTCCAGTAAGTATCCCAAGCACCCGTGGCAGTGCCAGATCTTTCGACCTGGTGCCACGACGTAAAGGGTAGTAATTCTCCCTTACGCTTGCGCTTATGATAGTCCTTAATGTCTTGTCCTACGAAGGAACTTCGCTCCACGGATTGTAATTCGTGTCGCGTGTACCCCCCGTAAGACTTCGTGCCGGACGGATCCACCTGCCAAAAGACAGATGTGATCGTATTCGTCCCACCGGAAGATCCGGATCGTTGTGTCATAACAGCTGCTCCTACTCGGAGTTGCCAACCGTCCACTAACAGTCGGCGGTTGAGTCCAAAATGGAAGCGCTAAGGAAAGCGCCGTGAAGCCCGT